GTGGGAACGGTGACAGTTCGGGCATTCCAACCCAAATTCCGCTCCCTCGGGAAACACGGCCTGCCAATCATGCTTGCACGTCACGCAAAGGGCTTTTGCGGTTCGCCAATCTGATCGAGCGTCGTCTAACGAGATTATGTCAGCCATGTCCTCCTCCGTGGGAAACGTCATTTCTTCTGCCACCTGTTCGTGACATGCTCGCGGGGCGTTCCCTCAAGGTGAACGATGGCCGCGCTGGCATTTTCCTGCTGGGCCGACAGCCGGCAATAGCGCGCCACCATCGCCTCGGACATGCCGATGATATCAGCGATCTGCCGGGTGCTGGCGCCCGATCTGGACATGCGCACGCAAGCCGCCGCCCGTAACCCGTGCAGGACGAGTCCCGCGGCCCGCAGGCTGCCCAGGGATTCATTATTCTGCCGTTCCCGCTCCCAGGCCTTGCTCAGGTCGGCGCGCGTCCACGGCCCTCCTGACGCCCGCAGTAGGATAAACCCCGGCGCCCGTTCCCATGTCGCCATGGCGGCCTGCAGTGTCTGCGTCAGTGGCACCCACAGCTTGCGCTTGGTCTTGACCTGCACCACGTTGATGCCTGGCCGGCCGCGGAATTCCTCGATATCGGTCCATCGCATCTTCACGAGATCCGAGCCGCGCTGCCCGGTATTGGCGCCGAGGGTGATGACCCGCGCCAGGTCCGGCCGCGCGAATTCCTCGGCGATCGCCACATGCTCGTCCGTCCACGGCACATGGCCGCCATCGCTATGCTCGACCTCGACGCCGAGCGTGATGGCATTTGGCAACAGGTCGCGCACCACGGCCCAGCGCTCAAGCTGCTTGAGTGCCGTCAGTGCCGCCATCTGCTTGCCAGGGCGGCCGGCATAGCCGTCGAGGAAGGCCTGAATGAGGGATGGCCGTATTTGGGCGACCGGCAGCGCGCCGAGCGGTGGAATCTCGGCCAGGGTGAGCTCGCGCGCCCACATGACGCGGGTATTGCGCGCGTAACCCTGAAATTTTGGGCTCGTCATATAGGCGCGGATGACGGCGGCGAACGAGCCGCGATCGATCCTAGCGGGCACGGGCCGCGATGGCATTGCGGGTTGCCTCTGTTATGCGGGACGCCAGTTCGTCCGGCGACGACGCCACCATGTTGGAGTCGCCGTCAAGATAGCGCTCGACATCTTTCCACTTCCACAACCGCTTGCCGACCCTAACCCGCGGCGGCGGTAAGCGGCCGATCTTCACCCACTCGTCGATAGTGCGAACCGAAATGCAAAGATGGTCCGCTAGCGTTTCCGCGTCCTGGTACGGCGGGATGAAGCCGGGCTGCTCGCTGAATTTCGTCATCCCGTTGCCCCGCTCATCAACCCGCGCAGTTCGTCGCCCATCTGGTTGAGCGTAATCTTCTCAGCGTCGTTGCGGCTTTTGTAGAATTTCGAGAATACGGCCTGCCCACGCATTGCGGCCTCGCGCGCCATGTCCTCGAACGATAGGATGTCGTCGGAAAGGTGCCCCTCCGCGTAAGCTAGACCGGATGGCGCGGAGGGGCTTTCAGGAGGCGCGGCTGGGGCGTCGTCCTCCCGAACTGGTTCATTGGTATCGGTGACCTCGCCGGTCTCTCGGTCGTAAGTCAGCGACGAGCCGGGAGCAAAGTGAACAAAGTCGGGCTTCGGCGGCGCGGCCTCGGCGAGCTTGGCCATCTTCAGCGGGGCAGGCTTGGGCGCAATCCGCGCTCCAGGAATTGAGTCAACCTCAGTCTCATCCAAATAACCCAACCCGCATGCCGACAACGTGGCACGGCGTTTGGCCTTTGTGACCGCCTTTAATTCAGCGTTGGCTCGCGCCTCGCCTCGCAACGTCGATGGGAATGAAACCGCGCCAAGATCCTCGTCGGTTCGACCATCTGGAAACCGCGCGCGAACGTGCACGGTGAGAATGTCATCCGACACGTCGCGCGACACGATCTCCAGCGAGATGCCGTTAATCTTGCGCAGTTGGTCGGCACAGGCGCGCGTAGCATAGAGCGTCTCCTTGCCGCTGAGCTTCATGTAGGCGAACGGCTGCGTGAGTGGATTGAGACCGAGCGATCGGCAGACCTCGTTGTAGTAGCGAACCCGCTCATCCGGTGTGAGTCTGGCAAGGTCACCTTTCAGGATGACGCTCTCCATGATGTCGGAATTGGCGGCGGCTTTCATAGGGACGGTCATGCTATTTCCTCTCGCAGCGACAACCGCCCTGCGCGGTCGCGCGTAATAACAACCTCGGCGCCGTGCGCCTTCTTTGCGTCGGCCGGCACCATGGCTTTGAGCGATTTCTCTGCTTGTTCTGCTTGGCGTTTGGCTGCGATGTTCTCGCGCCACAAGAAGGCCTCTGCCGACCAGGAGTTTGAGCCGCTCATGTCATAGACTTTACCGGGCACGGGCGCCGCCACTGGCTCTTCAATCTCGACTGGCGGCGTCCGCGACTTCACACACTCCATGAACGCCGTCGCACGCCTCACCATTTCAGCGATGTAACCATCATCACGCTCGATGTATTCGACGATCGGCGCGTTGGCGCCCATGATCACCGTCAGCGCAATTTGCTTTGTGCCGGTCACTTTCATGAGGCACTGAAGCTGCGGTTGATACCTTTCAATAACGGTTTCGATAGGGGTATGGCCGTTGACGTGCTTGGCCTCGATGACATAGCCCATTCATTCCTCCACGTAGCCATCAAGCGTGCAGGCAAGCCAGTCGAGTTCAGGGTCCACGACGACCTCGCCACGGCGCGTGACGGCCAGACCGTTTTTCTCCTGGAACCAATCCAGTTGCAGTTGCTCGGTGACTTCGCCGAGCCGCACTGGCCAAACATCGCGGAGGTCGTCAGCGACGAATGAGGGATCTTCAGTTAGCTCCATGTAGAGGGCCATTATCTTCGCGGTATCGCCCGTCATGAGACACGCGATCCTGCTGGCGGTCATCTTGCCCTTGCGCGCCGCCATCTGTTCCGGGCTCAGCATTTGTCGGCCTCCTCCATCGCCTTGGCGAGGTCGCGCGCTAGCTTGGCGCATTCGACCTTGGCCTCGGCTATGATCTTTTCGATCCGCACGGCGGCCTGCACGATCTCGTCGCACAGCGCGATGGCCTTATCGATCTCCCGCTCAGTGAGGGACATCAGATCGCGTCTTCCATGTGTGCGATGATCTCGGCCTCGACGGTGGCGAGTAGCGGCGCGTGCTCCAACCGCTCGCAGATTTGGTTGTAGAGCCACTCATGCTGCTGCGGATCGAGCGGCACCCATTTCTGAACGAACACGCCGGTCTTCTCGACCTCCTCGGCGGAGGCGCGGCGGTAGCCGGTCAAGGTAATGCCGGTGATGCACCAGTCTTGACTATCGAGAAACTTGATCTCGGCCACGCCGTCGACCGGGGCTGAGTGGTAGCCGTCGAGATCGACGAGCAGCGGCAGTTCGTTAAATTCCAAGTCGAGGGAGGGCATCACGCGGCTCCTGTAAGATGCCAACGCCGCCACCATCCGGCAGCGTTGGCGTTAGTCACTCAATTCGCAGGTTGATGGTTGGGGACTTCTGGCGTGGCGTTGTCAGTCGTGGGGCTGACTTCCTCACCCGTGAGAAGGGCCGTCGCGCGACGAATGCGCTCAAAGTACGCGGCTTCGGCACGCTTGATCTGCTCAAGGTAAAGATCGCGGGCACGATCGAACACATCGAAATGCGTGCGAACGTTCGATGTCATGCCCTTGATCACCTTGGACGTTTTGATGACCGCGCTGTTCATACAAATCTCCTTGTTGCGGCGAACTCTTTCAATTCATGACGGACGGTGTTGAGGCGCGACATCGCATCCCTCGATCCCCCCGCATCAGGGTGAAGGCGCGTCGCCAAAGCGCGATAACCCAAGTCGATAAGTTGAAGTGCCATGTCTCGATGAAGTTTGATTTCGTCATCACGCGACTGTCGTTCGTCGGACAGGCGAGTGACGTTCACCCTGTCGACGCCGTCGAACAGCGATTTTAGCTTGTTTTTCTTGGTGACTGACTTGATGGTGCGAGTCTCGCGGCCAAGTGCGCTGTCGATACTTTGGAAGGATCCTTCCAAAGTGGATCCTGGTTCGTCGGCCTTCCTGGCGACGCGCATGTAGTCGCCCGCCGTTTTGTGGCTAAGGGTAAAATTATCCCTAAGCCAACGACCCCACGAACCGTAGGAGACTTGGCCGCTGTCCCTGACTTCGTTGAGCATTCTTCCGGCTCTGATGTAGTGATCCATGCCGGCTTCATTGCCGGCGATCAGCTCTTCCTGGATCAATGGCACCAGAACCTTGAGTGGGCGGGCTATTTGTTGGGTTTTGCGGATGACGGCGGCGGCGGATGGCATGGAAGGCTCCCTGAGGTGATCGTGGGGAGCACTTTGCCTTCAGCAAAGTTTTGCGTCAACAATTATCTTTGCTTCCAGCAAAGTTTTTTACTTTGGTAGTTCAATCATAGGTTTAACGGGAGAATCTGAGCCTTAATGGGTGGCCTGTCGGCGCCTCAGGCGCTCAAACTGAGCGGAGGGGATTTTCTTTATTTCCTCAAGTACAGCGCGGGGAGGAGGGGGGCTTTGTAGGTCTCTCACCCCCATACCCATAGCATTTGCAATCTTAAATAGAACTTTCAAACTAGGGTTGTCTTTAGTTCTATGTATTAATTGGTTCAAATAGGGCTCGCTGATGCCTGCAGCTTTGGCTACAGCGCGTGGCTGCAAGTCAAGCGCCTCGATCCATTCACCAATGTAGAGCTTTGGTTCGAGCTCTGTTGAGGATGGCTTCATGTCGGGATTTTCCGTCGGCAAGGCCCTTATGTCGATTTCCCCCCAGCAAAGTTCGTCTTGACACTGCAGCTTTGCTGGTGGCAAAGTTGCCGGATGACTGAAAAGCATCCGCTCACCGATTGGATCGAGGCGAACACGACACAGGCTCAGTTCGCCCGCGATGCCAAATGTTCGGAAAGCCACCTTTCACTCATCTTGAAGGGGAAGCGTGGCGTGTCGCTGCCACTGGCCCAGCGGTTAAGCGACGCCACGGGTGGCAACATCCCGCCTCGAGCGTTCATTCGGCAGACCGAAGCGGCAACATCCTGAGCGCGGGGCGGGGGTTCATGCGCACACCATTTAGCACTGCCGCCATTCGAGCAAATTCAGGGGGTGGCGAAACGTGCACCGGTTCCTGCACGGCGCGGCACCTGAATTTCACGATCGCTCAATGTTTGCGGGCGGTTTTCCCGCGCAAGACGTGGCTGCATCTGATCGAGTTGACCGACCTTTCGGAGCGCACCGCCAAGTACCGAATGAGCGGAGAGCGCGACTTCAGCGCCACCGAACTCGCGGCGTTACTGCGCTCCGAGCACGGGCTCGATTTCCTCGCCGCCATCATGGCTGACGCAACTCCAAAATGGTGGGTGCAGGTGCAGTCCGCTTTCAAGCTTGGCGCCATGCGCCGTCACCGGCAGCAACTGCAAGAGGCGATCAATGAAGCCGAACGACTGGGGGACACACTCGCCCGAGCGGAAACTGCCCTTGGCGTTTGCGACGAGGAATTTCATCGCCCTCAAATTGATGCGTTGGGCACGATCCGCCGCGATCTGCATCGCCCCCTGGCTCGCCGACGATGAGGGGTGACGATGCCGTGGCAGCTCGCGACCTGGACTGACGAGCGCAAGGCGTTGGTGCGCGAGATGTGGGCGGAGGGCTACAGCGCGGGCGAGATCGCCCAGCGGCTTAAGCCCAGGGTGACCCGCAATGCGGTGATCGGACCTTGCCATCGCAACAAGTTTCCCCACGGCCAGAGGAGGACCGCCCCGATGTCATCCCCCGAACCGTTACCGCCGGCCTGTTTTGTGCGTGAGGAGCGACCGCAAAAGGTGGGCAATGCCCACGCTTTGAAACCCGCCGTGCCGCCCGCGCCGCCCGCCTTTCTCGGCCTGCCGCTGGAGCAACTATCGGACAGCCAATGCCGCTGGCCGGACGGTGACGGCCCTTTTCTCTTTTGCGGCCAACCCTCTGTGCTCGCCTCGCCCTATTGCCCGGACCACAAGGCGAGGGCTCATCACAAATGACCATCGCCCGACAGTACCGCGGCCGACCTCCCATGGACGACCTACGGCTCGAGGTCATCGACCACGCCGAGCATGCCGACCGGCTGACGGCCGGCGAGGCGATGCTGGCGGCGCTGGCGAGGGAGCATCCGGAGCGGGTGACGGTGAGCATGCCGCACGGCACCAAGGCACCGCGGCGGCTGGAACGGCCAGTGGAAAGCGGCCTGCGGACCAATTTTGAACCATGAGGGGGTACCAATGAACAACCTGCCCAGTACTAATGGCAACGGGAAGAAAACTTCGCAAACCTTGCCGGATACTCGCATCAAGGCGGCGGAATTATTTATCGAGAATTTCCAGCGCCGCGAGGACGAGCTCGACCGCACCAAGGAAGCGCTCGACCACGCCCACGTCCGGCTGCGCGAGTTGGAGACTGAGGTCGAGGGTCTCAAGCGCGAGCGGCTGCTCCTCGAAAGCCGGGCCACGTCCTGCATGCTGGAGCGCGACCAGGCTGTCGCCGATCGGGCGGTGCGGGAAACCATCCTGGCGAGCATCCAAGTCCTGCTGGTGCAGGCCGGTGTCCCTCAGATCGTGCGGCTAGTCGACGAGGGGGCCGACAATGAGGACCGCCATTAGCGAACTCATCAGCGCCGCCCGCGGGCAGGCCGAGCGGCTACGGCGACAGAGCCTCGCCATCGACGGCGACGACTTCGGCAACCGCATGCTGCAGGCCGAGGCCAAACGCTGGCAGGAGCTCGCCGATGCCGCCCAGCAAGAGGCGGCCGGGCTCATCGTCGGGTTGCCACGGGATACGGGGGAGTAACCATGACCAACGGGCACAACCATCAACTCCACTCGATTGTGCAGCGGATCGAGCAGCTCGAGGCCGCCAAGGCTGACACTACCAAGGCCATCAACCACACCTACGCGGCGGCCAAGGCGGACGGCTACGACGTGCGCGCCCTGCGGGCAGTCGTCCGCATGCGGGCCTGGGACCGCAAGGAGTTGGCCGACCACGAGGCCAAGGTGGACGCCTACACGGACGCGCTGTTCGCGTTCGAGCACACGCCGTTGGGCCGGGCGATGGCACCGCCCGCAGTGGGGCAGGCCGAAGACGCCAAGCGCGCGGGGGGGTGAGCATGGGCTTCGTGATCGTCCTGACGCTGATTGTTGTGGCGTGCGGCGCGGCGGTGTTTTGCCTCGTTGGGCCGGAATTGTGGCGCCCGGAGCTTTGAGATGCAGCGGGGCTGACCATGATCGACCAGCACTACGAGCGGCTGATCGGCGTGGCGCTCGGGCTGACGCTATTCGTCCTGTTGTTCTGGCTGCTGGAGGTGCTGCTGTGACTGATCTTGTCGGGCAATTGCGCGATCTGCAGACCAACGGCGACGCCTGGGCGATCCTCGACCTGACGCCTGCGGTCATCACCGAGATCGAGACGCTGCGCGCGGAACTGCAGGCGGCGCGGGCAGAGCTGACAGCGATTGAGGTGCAATTGGTGAAGATGGCCGGCGTCATGCACCGGTTTGGGGACAAGCCGCATGAAGCGCCCTGAGGCCGAAATTCAGCGCGCGGTCTTCGCACATCTGAAGGCGCGGGGCGTGCCGGGAATTTTCTTCTGGCATCCGTTCTCGGGCGGTTTCCGCAAGCCTGTTGAGGCGGCGATTTTCAAAGGCCTGGGGGCGATCGCCGGATTGCCGGACGTGATGGTCCTGCACCAAGGCCGACTCCACTGCATGGAACTGAAGGCTGACGCCGGGCGGGCGACCGAGCAGCAATTGCTCTGCATCGCGGCGTTGGAGGAGGCGGGGGCCTACACCGCCGTCGCCGTGGGGCTCGATCGCGCGCTGGCCGTGCTGGAGTCTTGGCAGCTTTTACGAGGGAGGGCGTCATGAATAACCGGACGTGGATGCCGCTCAACATCGGCGACTATCGCAAGGACACCGGCCATCTCCGCGCCGCAGGGCACGGCGGCTATCTACTTCTCATCATGCATTACTGGAGTACGGGTGGACTGCCGACAGATAACAGGCAGTTGGCTGCTATCGCCAACATGAGTTGGCGGGAATGGAAAGAGTGGGGGCCTGTCCTCCAAAAATTCTTCCATCATGGTTGGCGGCACAAGCGAATTGATGCTGAAATTGCTAGTGCAAATGAACGATACGAGCGGCGGGCGAGGGCCGGTTCCAAGGGTGGAAAAGCCACCCGAAATGTGGAGCAATGCTTAAGCAATGCTTCTGCATTGCTACCACAGAGTACAGAGTACAATAAGAAAGAAGATATTACCCCTGACGGGGTTTCGACGAAATACGTTTTTGAAAGCGGCATCATTCGGCTGAACGAAAAGAGTTTCAACGACTGGAAAGATGCCTTTTCGCATCTCGACCTCAAAGCTGAATTAACCGGCCTGACCTCTTGGGCCGATCAGCAAGGCAATCGCTGGTTTTTCGCGGTCTCCGGCGCGCTCGCCAAGCGCAACCGCGAAATGATGACCGCTGCGCAGCAAGCAAAATCCGCCCCAGCATTCCGCTGGAATGGCCCCATTGAGGGAGTAGTTTGATATGGCCGAGATCGTGCCGCTGCCCGGCATCTATCGCCACGACCAACCGGGCTATTATTCGCTTGCCGAACTACCGCAAAGGGGGTCGATCGAGCAGCAAGCCATCAGCACAGGCTGGTGGGAGTTGGACCAGATATTCAAACTCTATGCCGGCCAGTTTGTGATTTGCACGGGCATTGCGGGCCACGGCAAGTCGACATTTTTGCTCAATGTTTTGACCAAGATGGCGCGCGAGCAGGGCATCCGGTCGTTCATGTATGTGCCGGAAAACGAGGCTTACTTGCGCGACAAACTACTGAAACTGTGGACCGGCAGCAAAGATAGTTTCGAGCATTTTGCCACCACGCAATGTTTTCTCCAGTCGTCCACGCCCGATGTCTATGACGAACGGCCCCGCACGCTCGATTGGGTATTGGAAAAGGCGGTGGTGGCGATCGAGCGCGATGCGGTTGAGGTGGTGCTGATCGATCCTTGGAACGAACTCGATCGGGCACGGCCAAAAGACCAGTTGATGACCGACTACATCGGCGACTGCTTGATGCTGCTGAAGCAGTTTTGCCGCTCGTTCAACGTGACCGTGATTGTGGTGGCGCATCCGACCAAGGCCATCAACGAGCACGGCGGCCGGCAGGTTGGCTTGATGGACATCGAAGGCTCGATGGCGTGGTTCAACAAATGCGACAATGGCCTGATCGTGGTGCGCGATGCCGAAAAGAATAGTTGCAAGATTGTCAGCGCCAAGGTGCGCGAGATTGGTGCCGGCCGGGTTGGGGCGTGTTTCTTCGACGTCGATCCGCAGACCGGAATTTACAAGCCGCAATACGGCGCGGTGCTGTGATGAAAAAGCTAGACCGCACGCGCGCCAGCATTAGCGCCACGATCGACGACATCGCACGCATTCAAACCGAGATGGGGCAAGTGGTTTCCGACGTGGGCGATCGGGAAGCCTTCGACATCCTGGCGCGGATCGAACGCAAGTTGAAGGTGTTGCGATCGGCCAAGGACGACCCGGACGACACCGCCGCCTGATACGAACCGGGAGTCGTGACGGCGATCACGCTCCCGGCCAGGTGCTCGGTCGTGTCCCCGCTTACGCGAGGACAGGGGGGGCATGGGGATGGTCGGCCGAGTGTTGCACTAATAGCACGGGTGGCGTGCGGGTTCCACGAAATAGCGGTCTGGCGATGGGATGGCATGACCGAAGAAACAACGACCGGCCCGCGGCGCATCGCCGTCGTGTCCGACCTGGCTGGGCTGCACAAGGCGATCCGCGAGTGGGTGGCGGAGCTGGGTGTATCGCGCGAAACCATCGACCACGTCGGCGGCCTGCCCGATCGGCACACGGCCAAACTGCTGGCACCGACGCCGCTGAAGCATTTCGGGCACGTATCGTTGGGCCTGATGTTGGGTGCCACCGGCCTCGACTTATGGGTTGTCGTCAACGACGAAAAGCTGAATCGGATCAAGGGGAGACTGACGCGCAAGCAGCATGTTCGTGCCTCAGGCACGATCGGGCCGGACTCGGTGGTGCAGACGAAAACCCTAGGCGAATTGGTGCGGGCTGCCCGGCTGGGCGGGCAAGCGCGGGCCAAGCTGCCGAAATGGCGATTGAGCCAGATCGCGCGCAAGGCGGCACGGACGCGGCGCCGGCGGCAAAACAACCAACCATCCTGAGGAGCGTTCCATGAGTGCGGAAACCATTGAACTCGTGATACGACCAGGACCGAGAAGCCGGCGGACGAAGTCGCGGGAAGGCCGCTACAGCGCGGTTTGGGGCGAGCGCGTTGTGGTCACCGCGAAGGAGCCGTATTTCGCTACGGCGCGGATTTTGATTTCCGAAGGCGTCGATCCCAACACGGTTTTGACGATGCGACATGAGGGGAGCCAGACGCGGTCACTGACGATGCCACTCGGCAAGGCGGCCGGACTGATGGTGGTCACTGACAAGCGCGGGATGCCCTACATTGTGCCATGGAGGGGAGGATTTCGTCCAAAGGTATGGCGGCCGGCTTCGCAAAACGATGAGGCCTTAGCTAGACAGCCCTCAGAAAATAACTTACCCGCGACGGCAAAATAACCGACCATCCTGAGCAGTCGGCTATTCGATCGTGTACCGATGCAAGATGGCCTGCATGCGCTCGATTTCATCGGCGGCCTTGGTCAACAGGTCTTCGACCTGATTGGTCCGTCCGCCGTTATTGGCCTCGTTTTCCCAACTGGCCGCGTTTTCACGCAATTCTTCCACAATGCTTGGCGGTTCGGGCATGTCCGACGGGACGTTGAGGGCCTTAATGATCGCGGCAACGTCGCCAATCACGATCAACCTCCTGTCGTGGTCGTCGAATACCAGAAAAATCTCTGATCCATCCGGCTTGGCGACAACCAGGGTTCGGTCGTAATTGGCCCGGTTGATTTGAGCGCCAGGACACGCCGCCCGGATGGCCCGCTCAGCATTATCAACATCCTCGTTCGTGTAGCTCATAATTCTACTCCCACGGCGGCGGCTTGCCGATCTGCAGCCAAGCCTCGAGCAGGTGCTGCAGGGTTTTGGAAACCGGGTGCCCGGCCTTGATCTTGAGCATGTGGCCGACGCTGATGCCGAGCAGGGCGGAGGTGGTTTTGCTGGCATGGGTGAGGCCGAGTTTGTCCAATGCCGCGATGTATTGTTTTGTGCTCATTGGTTTCGAGCCGGCGGTTTTGGTGGCTTTGGTTGGGGCGCGAACGAGCGTCATGGTTTTGGTTTCCCTACCAGTTTACGGATGGCCAGGCGCCGCAGCCGGCGCTCGAAACGCTCCATTTCGTCAGCGCTGGCGCTGTGGATGAAATCGGCAATTTCCTGATCGCGGACGAGGTCCGCATCGACGCTACGGGCGCGCGACCTGGCCTTGGTCTTGCGCTTGGTTTTCTTGGTCATGGTTTCCCTACCAGTGTTGCGGTTTTGGCGACGGCTGCTAGGTTGCCGGCGTCACGGCGTGGCCGTGCGGGTGGACCCTACCAGGCCCTGCGCGGCCCGTGGTGATAGAGCCCGGCGGCCGCCAAGCTGCCGGGCTCGCCTATTCAGCCGTTCCAAGGGTCCAGGATTACTTCAATGGTGAGCCAAGCGACGATGAGGACAACGATGAGGCCCAAGGTATAGAGCATGGGTTTTGCCTCCGGTTAGAACGTGCCGCCGAGCACCCCGCCCCAGAGCAGGACGGTGAACACGAAGGCGGTGAGCGAGAGCAGTGATGCGGCCTCGACGCCGATGAGGATGCTGAACCAGCAGAGGTTGCGGAGCATGGCCTAGCCCTCCGCCGTGGTCTGCAGGCGTAGGCTGCCCGACACGACGCAGCCGGGAAACAGTTGCTGCAAGTGATGCTTGACCATCGGATGCGAGGCTTCCGCCGTTAGCGGCAGCGGCAGCAAGGTGTTTTGCGGCATGTCTCCACCCTGGAACGAGGCCAGCCAGCCGGTCGCAGTCCACTTGAGCGTGATGTAGATCATGGTGTTTCCCTTCCAGTTATCCGGCGGGCCATCCGCCGTCTCAATGTTAGCCATTGAGGGTGATGATATAGGCTTTGCCGCGACGTTCGATCTTCGGTTGTTCAAGTGAACCAACGTCGCCAGCAGCCCACATGTGCTCAAGATAGTCAGCCGCTTTGTCGTAGCTTTTGAACCACCCGTAAACGTATCTCATCTGAAGTCCCCTACCATTCTGGGCGCGGACATCGCGTCCAATGTCGACACCCTACTCTCATCATATCATATGTCAATAGAATATGTGGGGATGCTGACAATTATTTTCGTGTGTGCAACTTGTGCCCATTCCATCGGCCTAAAGCGGCTTCACATGGCCGCGCCTGCCGCGTGGAATCCGCCTTATCTTGCCGCCGGCCGCTGCAAAATCAATAACCTTCTCGTTCGCCATCGCGCGCATTGCTACCTTGCTCATTTGCCACTTGCCGCGACTACGGGTCTTCGCCAGCATATTTGGTGCCAATTGCTTGCCACGCACGCGATCGCGCAATTCGAGCTCGAGCAATTGCCGCGCATAATAGATGGCAACACGGCGTTCACGCGTCGCGGTCGGATCAAAGCCTGCCGCTGTGCACCAATGCCAAATGCGGCTTGGATGTACGCCAGCCATCATGCTGGCCTCACTGACCGTGATCCAGCCACCGCGCAACATGCGGACAACGTATTGGCGCCAGCGATTAGTACCTGGTCCGGACATAATCCTAACCCGCACGGTTGCGTTAGGGTTACACGCCGCTGTCAAGTGTGGCAAGCACGACCAAATGCCAATAAAACCAATGGCTTAACGGGCAAAAACCTTCGGTGCGTTGTAACGCGATCAAAACAATTTACAACACACTTACCTCTTGCGAACGACCAGTGAGCAGACCAAGGAGCGATAGCGACGAGGCAACGCCGTAAGGCGTACTCTGTCTGCCTGCTCCCCGGTGCGTCGTCACAAACGACAAACCGCATACTCTCCCAATATGCATGGGCAATTCGAACCCGGAAACAGCGGCCGCCAGTCCGCATATTCCGACGACATCGCGACAAATGTCCTGGACCGCGTCGCAATGGGCGAATCCATCCGCACCATATGCGCAGACCCCGCAATGCCAGCGCCCTCAACCATCTTCAAGTGGTTGGTGACGTTCCAGCCGTTCTCGGAACAATACGCACGGGCGCGAGAGGCTTGCATCGAGCGTTGGTCAGAGGAAATTATCGAGCTCGCCGACGAACCGGTCGCGCCCAACGACAACGCCGCGGTACAGCGTGCACGGCTCCGCGTCGACACTCGCAAGTGGCTCATGAGCAAGCTGGCACCACGCAAGTACGGTGACCGTGTTGAACACGTGATCAAGTCCGGCAACGCGGCCGATCTGACCGACGACGAGCTCGCCCGCATCGCCATGGCAGCTGCCCCAGCACTGCTCTCGCCACCGACTGTCGATGCCAGCGCCGAGTGCAACACAGACGCGACACAGGACGACTAAGCCGTTGATATCCCTAGTGTTGGCAGCGGATATTGCATCCTCAACCAACCCTATTCCTGCCCGGACACGAGGCCGGGGAGTATCCGGAAACAGGCCGGGGGGCGACAGTGTCTTGCACGTGTACCCCCCTCCCCGCGCGCTGCCGTTGTTTCCCCGGATTGCCCTTCCTTCTTGCCTACCGCTGTATGTTGCGTTGCCTGCCGTTGTGGTTAGGCAGACACTGACGCTCGGACAGCCGCTTGCGGTGAGCGAGCGTGTGCGAGCGGATCACTTAACGGCTAGCGGCAATTGTGGTCGGCGTTCTTAGTTGCTGTGGTGATACCTGTTGCAGTTTGGGTTGGTTGGTTCAGCGATTGTCCCGCGCTTTGTTCGGTTTGTGGTGTGTGATGAGGGCTGTGTGATGGCGGCTGTTGAGGAGAGTTGTTTGAATTGTCGGTATTCGCGGCGCGAGCATGCGGATGATCCGGATGAGGCTGGCGATGTTGGTTCGCTGCAATGTCGGCGGCATGCACCGCGGCCGGTTTACCGTGGGCTAGCGGATGCGGACGCGGAGGGTGGTCGGGAGGACGGGTCGACGTTATGGAGTTGGCCGGTTGTTTTTGGCGAGCAGTGGTGTGGCGAGTGGGAAGCGATGCGGGATGAGCAAGCTGACCATTGACGATCTTGATCTAGATTTTCTGTGGAGCGTACTGTTGCGGCATTCTGCTGAGCGCAGAGTGAGGGAGGGTGAGATGCCATCGAAGTCGAAGTCTCAGGCGCGTTTGATGCGGGCGGCGGCACATGATGCGGGGTTTGCCAAGCGGGCTGGGGTACCGGTTGCGGTAGCGAAGGAGTTTGTGCGGGCGGATCAAGGACGCAAGGCTCCTGCGCCTTCCAAGCCCAAAGGCAAGTGATGGTGTGATGAGCGAGTTAGTTGAGCGGGTACGTCGGCTGACGCGGGAGCGGCGAGCGCATGTTTTGGAGATTGCGCGGTTACGGGCGGCGTTGGCGCGGGTTGGCGCCTGCCCCCGACCGCGATCGGGGGGCAGCGACCGGGGGGATCGTGGTCTTGGGATTTATTCGGCATGGGGGGTGGAGACGCGGTTACTGGTAGGGAGGGATGGCGATGAGTGAGACTGTGATCGGGGAGGGTGTGAGTGGGCTGGCGGCGGTCACGATGTTGCAGCATCGGCGGGCGGTACGGCGGTCGTTTGCCGAGTGGTGCCGGCATCGCGGCTATGAGCCGGCGTTGCATCATCGGTTGATCATTGATGCGGTGGAGGCATTTCTCAGCCCTGCCCCCGCGCCTGCCCTCGGCTGTGACCGAGGGGAAGCGGGGGAGCAGGTGCTGTTGGTGTTTGCGCCGCCGGGGAGTGCCAAGAGTTCGTATGCGAGCGTGTTATTGCCGCCGTGGTATTTGGCCAACCATCCGCAGGACGGGATTTTGTTTGCGACCCACAGTGTGGAGTTTGCCGAGCGCTGGGGGCGGCGGGTTAGGAACGACATTGCGGTTGAGTGGAAGACGCTGGGGATTGCGTTGAGTGAGGACAACAAGGCGGCGGGGCGTTGGAGTTTGCAGTCGGGCGGGGAGTATTACGCGGTCGGCGCGGGGACGGGGATCAGCGGGTACCGGGCCGATCTGGCGATCATTGATGACCCGTTTGGTAGTCGCGAGGATGCGTATTCGGAGACGGTAAGGAAGGGGCGGTGGAATTGGTATTTGGACGACTTCTCGGCGCGGTTGAAGCCGGAGGCGAAAAGGATTTGCATCGCCACGCGATGGCACCAGGAAGACATCAGCGGCATGATCCTCGAGCAGATCGAGAAGGGGCAGATCCGCGGGCGGGTGATTTCGATCGCGGCGATTGCGGAGGAGGATGACGTATTGGGGCGCGCGGTGGGCGAGTATCTGTGGGACGATCCGCAGGGTTACAATTACGGCGAGTTCCTGCGCGCAAGGCAGCGGGAGACGAGTCCCATGATGTGGTCGGCGTTGTACCAGCAGCGGCCGGCGCCGGAGGAGGGCGATTACTTCAAGGCGGAGTGGCTGGTCGAGTGCGAGGATAATGAGATCCCGGAGCGCGAGCGGCTCACGGTGTATGGCGCCAGTGATTACGCGGTGACGGCCGACGGCGGCGACTACACCGTGCACGTGGTGGTCGGAATCGATCCGAACGGGCGGATGTATCTGCTGGACGTTTGGCGCAAGCAGGCCGGGGCCGACGAGTGGGTGGAGGCGTTCTGCGACCTGGTACGGCAGTGGAAGCCGATGGCGTGGGCGGAGGAGCAGGGACAGATCCGGGCCGGCGTCGGGCCGTTCCTGGATCGGCGGCAGCGCGAGCGCAG